CTGAGTACCACTGGTGCGTAAGAGCAGAGCCATTACTAGAAATCGTGTAACCGTTAGAAACGCCTGTTTGTCCTGCCTGGAAAATGTTTTGACTTCCTGAACCTGCTAAAGCGGTTAGTAAATAGTTAGGCGACGTCGTCCCGATGCCTACGTTGCCCGAGCCGTCGATTCGTAGGCGCTCGGCGCCACTTGTACCAAACTTCATTGAAGTTCCACGGTAGTTATAAATTTCAGCATCGTTGCCGCTACCAGGCTCAAACACAATACCGCCATCAACTTGTAAGTTTGCAGTTGATGCAGTTAGGAGAGATGTTCGATCAGCACCAGTACCAATTTTTACATTGCCCGAGCTGTCGATCGCTATCTTTGTATCGGCACCATTTAAAGTGTCATTTTGTTTTTGAACAAGAAGAGTGCCGCTACTTAAACGAAGTTGATAATTTGTATTTGTAGTGTCAGTTTCGTAAAACAGGATTGTAGGATCTGGTGATTTAATTTGAGCACCGCAGGAACCAGCATCATTTACAACCAGTACCCCGCCATCCGTGTCTCCAGTGCCTGTTACGTCTAACTCACCATCAGGCGACGTAGTTCCAATCCCAACATTTCCAGTCGTTACAACATTCTGACTACCGAAATTAGGACTTACCTTCGTACCAGCAATTGCTGCACTAGCGTTAACATCAGCATTGACGATCGTGCCGTCAACAATCATCGCGCTAGTTACCGTTCCAGTATCACCAACAGTTACAACATTGCTGCCACCAACAGATACATTCCCACTACTGTCAATAACAAGACGCTGCGTTCCATTCGTCGCAAAGCTCAGCTCATCTGCACCGCTTCTATAAATACCAGTATTGCTATCAGAATTAAATGCAAACGCAGGTGCAGCAGCACTGCCATCCCCTGCATTCTCCAATAAATCTGCAATCGTCACCTTCTTGGTAACGTCGTTCACCAAATCGACAATCGGCAAAATATCTGAACTGGCCGGATCGACGTATGCCGTCAGGTCCGAAATCTTGACGTTTGCCATGACTGTCGATGCTTTAGCTTAATTTTAAGACCAAGTGCCAATCGCCACTCGTTTCCAAGTGTTCGTGGCAGTGCAAACGTAGATGTAGTTTGCATCCCATGCCACCTCACCCAACGTTCCAGCAGCCGTAGCTGATGCAGGAGTATGAGTTGGCAAAATAGGCCGTGACCCTAGCGTCACATTCGCAGCAGTGATTGCCGCCATGCTCGTTAACGTCCCAGCAGCCTGGACCTGTAGGTCAATCTTGCCGTCTTCTGTCGTATCAACTGGGTCAACAATTGATGCTTCGATCTTGGCAAACTGAATTTGCTCAGGCGTTCCAGCACCGTTATTGCCCTGAAAAATCAAAGCACTTAGCGCATCAGCCGCTTGACCGACAGCACCATTGCGGTGGTGATACAACGTAATGTCACCAGCACTAACAGCAACGTTTTCCTTTGACTCAAGGAATAACGCTGTGTTCTCTACTGATTCGGTGATGTGGAGCGGATGAGCTGGGGCAGCTTCACCGATACCAACCTTGTTGCCAAACAAACGAATCCGTGTCGCAACAGAACCGCCCGATGCGGTCATCAAATCAAGAGTGCCATCCTCTGATCCGCTAGTTGGATCTTGGATTTGAGCAAGGATCTGGGCATACGCTTGAGCGTTGCCTGCATCATCCTCCCCGCGAAACTCAAGATTGCCAAGGTTATCGTCGGCAGCTGGTGACGCAGAGTTGCGATACAACACCACATCAGGTGCCGTATCCAGGCCAGCATCTGTGTTCTCAATAATGACTTGATCAGTCGTATCGGTACTAAACAGATGCAATTGAGCGGCAGCCGTTCCAGTGCCTAGCTGAAAGCCAGTCGCTGTGATCTTGCCGATGTTGGTTGAGTTGGCACTAAACGCCAATTCATTGGCACCAGAGCGATATAACCCTGTTGCACTGCTATCAGACAAAAATGCAACAGCAGGGCCAGCTTCCGTTCCATCAGGCAATGCCTTATGAAGCGTGCCGAACTCAATCTTCTTGTTTTTATCAACGTTGGCGGCTTCGCTAACGTCAACAATTGGAAAGGTATCTGCAGTGGCAGGCGCCGTGAGTTCTGTTAGCGCAGAAATTTTGCGATCAGCCATTAGCCAGCCTCCAGGGTTTCAACACGGGTTGTCAAGGCAGCAATCTCAGCGAAAGCCTCTTGCAGTCCTTTCATTAACAATGGCACCAACATATCCTTGCCAACACCCATGTATTCAACATTGCCATCTTCATCAACGCTGTCTTCCGTTCCCATCACCGCAGAAGGAACTACGGCTTGAAGCTCTTGAGCAATAAAACCTTCCTCGTAGGTTTCAGTGCTGATCATTCGGAAACGATGCATCTGAATCTGATTGATTCGAGACTTGGCCTCCGGCATGTCAGTGATGTTGTCTTTTAACCGACGGTCTGAAGCGTCAATTAAAGAAACGTCTGATGCACTGATAATTCCAATTCGTCCGGCTTGTGTGCCGTTTGAACGAAACTCAACAACAGAGCCAAGCTGCGTTCCGCCCGACCCAACTCTGTTGAATACCCCAACAAATCCGTTGTTTATTGAAGCGCGAATGCGACCGCGCTTTGAAATAATTAATCCTTCTGATGAATTGTTAGTGGAAAGAGTGGGGTTGGTTTGCATCCCCCAGTACAAAGACGGCCCGTCTGTAACGCCGTCAGCGTCAGTGCCGTTGTCTTTGCCAATCGAAAAAAGCGTATGGTCAGCACCGCTGAATTGAGTTACATAAGCAACAGCGCCAAGAGATGAACGGTAAAAGCCGTAATCAGGACCGTCAGTGCCAAACGTTACGGATGGAGCAGCCTCGCTGCCTGCAGGAAAAACAATTCCACCGCTAGTTATGGAACGCAGTGAAATCCAAGCACTGTTTGTGCCATTGCGAATCTTCAGCTCGCCTGCAGTAGTGTCAACCCAGAACTGATACGCAAATGTGGTGGATGGAGCGGTGCCTCCGCTGTGGTTCGTAAATACCGCTGCAAGCTGTGTATTGATGTCGCTACGAACGGCGGATCCACTCCCATTCGCAACATTGCCGTCAGCTTGAGCCATGATTAATTCAGCTAAGGGGTCGTTGGCTGTAGTGTGCCATATCCAGTTGCAGTATATCTAAACCTGCGGCTAACGACTTGATCTCCATCGAATGAAGTTTTGAACGTAACGCTGAAGCCAGTGGCAGTCGCTTCAGACATTTCAAAGTAGTCATCAGTCTGCATGTCATAAGCGACAATGCTGACAGCAACCTTGGTATCATCATCGACATAGAACGGATACTCAAAAGTTACGTTCTTCGTTCCTTCCCCAGAGTAGATAAGTTGGCTGCTTTCAACTCTTCGCTCCAGTTGTATTAAACAGCCAAGTTGATCAATCAACGGCGTCTGATCAGGGTGGAACGTTTCTAGTTCTGCCTTAAACTGGAACTGCCTGCCAACGTAATTTCCATTTTCAAGAGGGATCCAGTCCTCAAACTCTAAGTTAGAGTTGAGTTTAATTTTACTAGCATCTTCAAGCTGGAGAGAAAAACCATCTTCTGTAATTTGATGCTCATCAGCAGACGCGTTGTCTGTTTTGCGGAAATAAACGCTTACGTTTGTGTCATCCGGGATCAAGCCGTCAAAATCAGTCCAATTGTTAATCAGCTCAGTCCTGCTATCAATCAAATCACTTGTGTAAATACCACGCATCAACAACCTTCTTTTCAAAAGAATGCTGTATTTTGCGCCTAGGTCTAAGGTCTTTGCAAAATGATATACCCCTGACGTGTTTTGCGTTCCAATAAAATCAACGGACGCCAAGCTATCAAAAGTGCCGCTAATGTCGTCAAGGAACGCATTTCCGTCAAGGATTAAACCGTCTAAGTTATCGTCATAATAAACGCCATCTTTTTGGCCTTGAAACTCAAACGGATCTTGATGCTCACTGACGACTTCAAAATTAAACCTTGGTATTCCATCAGGCAGGTTGATAATTGCAATGATTGCGTTCTGGCTTCTTATGCCAGTCTTGGTCTCAAATTTAACGAGATACGTGCCCTCGATTAAAGGCAAGCTCACGTAACCAGCTCTGGCTTCAACGGTACGCAACAAGGAGCCATCAGCCCAAGAAGCAGGGTTGGTTGTGCTTGTCTTGTCCGAATGACGAACAACCGCCGTCAAATTTAAAATGTTTCCACCAATAGAGGGAACGTTCCAACGAAGAACGGCTTGGTCTTTGCCTACCGCTTCAATGGTGACATTTTCTGGATCAGGCGGCAGTGTCTGGCTCGTCAAGCCATCGACACCTGTACTAATGTCAGGCGAAGCAATTGCAACAGTTAGCGTTGCAAACACCGATTCTTTGTTGTTTGGTGCCGGACCAATTGATTTAACTTGGCCAAAGAAAGTTGCACCAACAGGCAAGCCATCGATATTGATATACGTGTTTGTTGTCTCTGCTTCAATATCGTTCCCACTTCCTATCCTATAGCGAACTTTAAACTTGACAGCAGTGGCTTCTAGCCCTCTGCTCCAGGAGAACGTGGTCCTGTTAACTGTATTGTCGTTTTGACTAATCTCTGCAAAAGTAACCTGCAGATCTGTTGGCGCGTTTGGCTTTTCATCAAAAAGTGAAATATCAGCAAAATCAAGCTGTGAGTCTTTGCCCTCAACAACGTCATAAACGTTGTCTACATGCTGCACTCCAGTAATTACATAAACACCGCCCTCGCCTTCGCCTACAGACAAACAGCGAAACTTTTGGTTTTCAACATTGCTATTCGTAATCGTGTAGACAGAATCATCAGCCGGGATTTGAGAGAAAGGGCTAGAAACGTTAATCCGAGTGCCGACAACACTACTGATCGGTTTTGCCTCAACCGTTCCATCAGGCAACACAACTGTCAAAACGTTGTTGCTACCAGAAGGCAACGTGATCGTTTGATCGCCTATGACAAAGTCAAATTCCGCTCCAGCAACGCGACCAGCCAATCGAGCGCCTTGACGCATTGCGTCGGATACAGCAAAGATCTGCCCAGGCAGTACCGCAAGACCCTCTAGGCCAACAGAAAACGACACGATGTTGCCGTCAATTTCTTCCGACGTAAGGATCCATCGACCCATCCTTTGAGCCTGGTATTTGGATGTGCAGCCAAACGCCACTACATCACGCTCTTGAATGCCGTATTTATCAATTAAGCCTCTATTTTCAATGATGACGTAATTAGGCTTATAGAAATTGTCTGGATCGTTATATCTGACAGTGACGCGTGTACTACGTGTTTTAAGAGATGATCCGCTGTACTCGAAGCCTCCGCCAACAACACTTGAATTATTAAAAACATGAACAGGGTCTAAAGCACTGCCGTCTAAGTTGCCGTGATCTGCTGCAACCTGTACGGTGTCAGACTTCCAGTAGATCATTCCCCGGAATACACTGGCTAGATCTTGCAAGACGTTGTAAGCGTCAGCACGCGAGCCAATCACAGTGTTAATCGCAAACCTAGGCTCCGTGCCTAGCTGAGGCTTGAAAGGATCTTTGAAAATAGCATCGTTGGCATACTTAGAAAGTTCAATTAAATCAATCCAACTCACATTTCTAGCGTCAATAAAATCACCCGCGCCGTAACGAGAGTTGGTGAGCATATCGTAGAAACAACAAACAGGGCATGTCGTCCAATGCAATCCATCCTTTAATTGGCCGTCAAAAGGAATTTCGTTGTCATATTTCAAGCTTCCATCTGGATTGGGGGTGGCGTTACTAGGAATTTTTACTTTTAGCCCGCGAACATTGTACGCACGCTTTGGCAACGTATTAAAAAGCTCTGAGTCAATACTTGAAGCAATGCAAGCTGTATTTGCATAATTAGTTTTAATATTTTTTCTTGTAAGAATAGAGGTCCAAATTAACGTGTCCGCGCGAGTATTTGCGAGGGGCGTTTTCTCAGGGATGTCCTCAAAATCTTTAAACTGTACTTCAAAAGCATCTTCATTGTTCTTGAATCTCCGCTTCTTTACTCTAATTTTCCATGGCCCTGGACCAAAAGATTGCAAATTTATTGGTTGTGTTCGTACTTGATAATTTGAGGTAGATATGCCTTTGATCGTGTTGCCATTAACTACGCCAGAACCAGTCAACAGGTCAACAGGTTCATACCTTTTGCCTTGAGCTTGAACTGCAACTTGAACTTTTATCTGTGCAAAAAACAACTGCCCTTTGGCAAGTCCTTCCATGCCTTGGCAATAAAGCTTAGGAACAGTAAAAATTAATTCAATATCATCTACCAACAAGTCCGTAACGCTGCGAACAACCACACCTTGACCGTAGTGTCTATTTGTAACTTGATTGTTTTCGTCTACTTCTTCGCTGTAATTTGCGCCAACCTGCACACCGACATCGGTTACAACAGTGACGTTATCCTTAAATCCAGATTTATCGCTAAAAGGAAGCTGCTTAGGCGTTCCTTCTTTAAATTCAAAATTGTATTTAGTTTTCCCCTCAGTTTCGTCTCTATCTGTTCTGCCTGGAGCCTGTGTCTCGTCTAGAAAAATGCTTCTCAGCGGATTATCCCTTGTGGCCAATCCCTCGATCGGTCCCTCTCCAATGATGTCAACAATCTGAAGGTTAGTTGTGGAGTTAAGAGCCATTTCTAAAGCAAGTCGTAGCCATAGCCAATAATAGTCAATCTTGTTCTGTTAATCGTCTCTACATCGACAATCTCAACTTCTAAGCGAAGGTTGTCAGTACTGTTAGCCCTTGGAACCTCAAATCGATGGCCATAGACCAAAGTTTCGTTGGAGTGGAAAAGTCCTTGAACTGTCACCCCTGCACTCGCTCCAACAAAATCAGGGTTGCCACCACCTCGTTCAAGCACAAGCTTGACTTCATAACTTATAAATCCAGGGATTTCTGTGGAACCTGCTCCTGAAATTCTGTCAAACAATCCTTTTTCAATTTTAAAAACTACGTCAATTTTTTTGCGCTTATTGTCTCCTTTTTTGTATTTTAAAGTGTTGTTTTGAATGATACGTCCATCATCAAGGCTCTTGACCTGCCCTGGCCCAAAACCTTGATTGACGCTAACTTTCTTGTCTGCGTCAGTGGTTCTGATTGAAAAATTAGATTTTAACTTTTTTGTGTCCAATCCTCCGGCAGGCTTAAGGGCTCTTTTAATACGTTCACCATTAATTGTTGTTCTGCTTACATCTGGCGCAACAATTGTTTTTGCAAGGCGGTCTGATTCATCAGTTATTTGAAGATTGACAGCCGTAAGATGACCGCCAGTAATTACTTCGCCATAGATCACAGGAACAGTTGCACCCGTCCCAACGGTGTTTGCAGGGCCTGAAAACCCATAAGACTGCTGACCGTCTGCACCACGGGTTACGCCTTGCGCCCCAGTGCCTCTAACGTTTGTGCCATTGTCAAACCGGTTATTGGCAAGTTTTGGCAATTCTGGCTGCGGTGAAATTAAATTCGCTACACCGCCAAGAATCATGCTTGCGCCGACGGCACTTAAAGACACGCCAATTGTGGTGGCGAGAGTTGCTGTACCCGCTGCAGTAGTTAACGCACCTACACCAAAAACACTAGTTGCCCCAAACAAACCAGCGCCAGGTAGCAAAAACGAAGCCGCTACTAAGCCCACACCAATCAAAATCTGGCTAGTTGATCCGCCACTACCGCTGATTACCGGCACAAGCATCATCGGCTTGCTGCCAAACGGCAAATGCAATTCGTCATATCCCATCGCCGCACCAGACTGAATCAGCTTGTAGCCAATCCCGTTTTCGTGCGCTGTTACCAGATCTTTCTGCAACTGCGGATAGTTGATGCACAGCAGCTTGATCGCATCTGCTGGTGTCCTTAAGTTGTAATACTCGTGTTGTGTGCCGTATTTTTCGCCCAGCTCACCGGCTAACATCACCAGCTGCATAGCGATAGACGGCGGCAACGCTCTGCCTATAGTACCGCCCGAATGGTTCTACCGCACTGATGCTGTTCATGCGCTGGTGCAAAATTCGATCATTAGCCAGATAAATCGCTGCGTGCATTGGCGTTCTGGTGCCTAGCCGCATGATCAACACATCGCCTTCTTCCCGATCGTCAAAATCTACAAGCACAAAACCAAGCGTCTTGGCGTAACGGAGAAAAATGCTGTCGGTAGATTCTAAATTTTCTGGTCTTTCGAAATCAGGAAAATCAATGCCACGCAACGCGTAGTAATCACGCAGCAAGGTATAGCAATCCTGCGTTCCATACACAAACTCCCTGCCGATCAAGGGTAAATAGTTGACCATAAATTGTCTGGCACGGAATACACGTACCAGGGCAGCTTACTTTGCCTACATGCCTTGCGATCACACTCGCTTGGGGGCGTGCCCTCTGGGTGAGAATGCACAATTGCTTGAATCGTTCCAGCAAACATGGCCCTTGCATAATCGTGCGGGTCAAGAACAAAATGCTGCTGTGGAGCGTCAGCAATGTTCTTGCACGGCCAATACGCACCATCAACAACTAGGCCAACAGCTTCACGCGGCATTTCAGCCTGTGCATGTTTTATTGCATCAAGCCTGAAGTCTTGCCCCAACAAAACCTCCAAACGGAATTGCTTCAGCACCGTCACCTTTGCCGTCTGGAAATCTTGCCCTACAACTGCTCAAACGTTTGCCGCAAACGTCATCCGCTTCTGACGTTGTTAAATCGTCATGTATATCAAAGAAATTAGACCCGTTGTAGCCGCACTCTGTGCCTCTGTAACGCCAAGGGCAAAACTCATTAACAGTTCGCCTAGGCAATTGCAGGTTTATCAAATCAAGCCTTGCTGTTAGCTCGAACTCAACAAACTGCAGGTTTTCTGACGCGACCCGATCGATGTACCACGTCTCGACAGACTTTGCATCTGGGTCTGCAGTGTCATTACCGCTTACACCAATAATAAAATTGGCATTTTGCTGAGTCACAAGCAAATCGTCGTCTTCCGTCAAAATTAACTGCGGGCCAAAATTAACAGGGTCTAAAAACTTTTTAAACGTACGGATCCGCCTTACTTCTGCTTTCAATGGGTTGACAGTAAGAAGCAGCGCACTAATTCCATTGTTGACGTTCGCTACTTTCAAAGTTGGCCTTGGCAATGTACCTTTTGCTGAAAAGGAAAACCCATCAACCTCTACAGGTGCTGCAGGGTAAGTTTTATCGTCAAAAACAACATTCTCAACTAAACCATTTGTCCCGGCGTGATAATACAAAACACTATCTGATCCGTTAACAGCTGATGTCAAGTGAATTTCAAACAGATCAATAACAGCAGTTGGTGCTAGCTTTTGAAGCTGGTCAGAAAGAGGCTCAAAGGCTTCCCACGTAACTTCGTTATCAACAACAGTATGAGTAATCTGTCGTGGGAAAACTGGTTCTGTGTCGTCAGACGTACCAGCGACAATGCACTTAAATGCAAGCGTTAGGTTTTGCGAGGCAGACGCACGAACAACGTCGCCAACTAAAAAAGCTGTATTAGCCTCCCAGGCATGGTCGGTGATTGGATAGCTCATTACGCCTCAAACACTTGGACAAAGGTAGCCGTTATGTTGAAAAGGTTTGAATACGGCATTGTCTTAGTCCAATTCGCACAAACCCATTTATAAGTAGTCGCCTCGTCTGGCGGCGACCAGTTAAATGATTCAACACCTGCACGGGCTTCTAAAAAATCTTCAATCGTATTAGCGTCAGCTGTTGTTCTGTTTTGCCAAGTCAAACTCCAAGTTTTTGGGTCTTGGTTAATTCCAAAAGCAGCACGTTGCGAATAGCCTGAACCAAATTGAATTGAACGGACTTTTGGTTGCGCTGCTTTTGAGGCCCCATAATCAGGAGCAATATCAGGGAAATCAGCCATTAGCTTAATAATCCTCCAGGACGTTTTTGCTTGATTAGCTCAGCCTGTACGGCTGCACCAATTGCAGAGCCAAGGGCCTTGGCATTTGGCTGATCACCTTGCACATTAGACCCAGAAGCGTCAACGTTAACCACAACGTTGCTAGCGCCTGTCCCAGACGACTCAACGCCGAGCTTGCCGTTGGCTCCACGACGTAAAGGCAACACAGCCTCAGGGCCTGCCTCGCCCATTAACGCCATTGTTGGGCGGCCTATATAACCGCCTTTGGCATAAGGGACAATGCCGTTCTGAGCAAATACGTTGCCGTTAGCTGAAGGAAAAATTGAACCAAACAAAGAACTTGTTCCAGCCTGCAAGAACAAGGACGCGACTTGCCTTAATACGCCAGACAAAGATTCGCTAAGTGATTTTGTACCATCAATCAAACCTTCAATAGCGTTGGCAAGTCCTGTTGCAACAGTGCTTTTAATTGATTCAAAAAGACCGTTGGTTTTTTCGGTTTCTTTGTTTAACTCTTTTGTTTTCTCAACCGATCCGCCAAGAAGTTGTAATTTTTTTAAGTTAAGGTCGGTTTGTGCGTCTGATAACGCAATTTCTCTATTAGCACCTGTTAAACCATCTTCTTGAATTTTTAACATTGCCTTGTCATATTCTAGGTTTGCCAAAGCAAATTCGTTGCCTTTAACTTTTTCTAAGTTAATTTGCTTTGTAATCTTAAGCAATGCGTCTGAAGCTTGTGATTGCTGTTTGACGGCACCGCCTGCCGTAACACCGCCAGGCAGAAGAGCAGGCGGAGTTAAATCAACAGTTGGTTTTTTGCCAAAACCTTGAGCACGCAGCCGCTCAACTTCCTCTTTTAGCTCCCGCCTCCTTTGTGTTCCTTCTGGGCCGCGAAAACGAGCACCACGCGAAAGCTTGTCTAAGCCAAGATTTTTCATGGCTTGAGATTGTATTTCAGCTTCTGTAAATAAATTGTTTATGCTATTAGTTAAGAATGTAACAAAATCTATAATTCCTTTAAAAATAGGCTCTAATACTTTACCAATATTTTGCCCTAAGGTGACAAACGCATCTTGCAACGTCGACAATTTTCCGTTTAACGTATCTGCTTGAGCAGCTGCCCCATTAAAATATTGACCGCCATCATTGGTTAACTTAATCAAAGCAATGTTTGCCGCTTCAAATCCTATTTGACCTTTAGTCATAGCCTTGGCTAATTCTTCACCGCTTAAGTTATACATCTTTTTTAACTCGCCAGTTAAATCAACGCCCCGTTCAAGCAACTGCAAATTTTCTTCTTGAGCAAACTTTCCTTTAGCTCTAATTTGACCGAATGCAGTCGCAATCCCGTCAAGCTCTGCCCCAGTTGCTCCAGAAACATCAGCTAATCGTTTTGTTGTGTCAACAAGACTGTTAGTTTCAATCCCAAAAGCTTTTAATTTTTTTGTGATATCTACTAAATCTTTAACTTGAAATGGAGTTACAGCGCCAAAAGCTTTGATCTCCGCCAAAATTTGTTTTGTTTTTTCTGCGCTACCTGTTAAAACCTCAAGAGAACGCGTTTGTGACTGCAGCTCTGCTGTTGTGCCAAAAATACCTGCAAGAGCTGCGCCAGCACTAAGACCTGCAATAGCTGCTAAAGGACCGGCAATGCCTTTAAAAGAAATTGCAAGGTTTTTTGCCTTTCCTTGGACGCCTTGCATGGCGTTACCAAGTTTTCTTATGCCATTTTCGCCGCGCGTTTTAACGTCGACGAGCATTTGGAAAGTTGTCTTTGCCATCAACTCTGCTCCTTGTTCAAAATTTTCATCGCCGCCGATTCCATGATTTGCAAGTCCTCTAGCACGGCTGGCGGGTCCTTGACTTCATACAGTTTAAACAGCCATTGCACAGCTGTATAGTCCAGCCCGCAAACGCCAGACATTGTGGTGCGCCACTGGGTTTGGCAACGCAAGAACATCTCAACAGCAGGCCAATTTTCTTCCCATACTTCAAAATGTTCTTCTTTTACCTCAGGCAGCACCAAGCCAAACGCCTTAGCGTCTGCCTTTAACTGGCTTTGGTCTCCTGGACCGCTGAACAAATATTCAACGGCCTCGCTTAGTTTTTTCTCTTGGCTCCCTGCTTGCTCTCTAGATAAGCCCCAGCAATTGCCGTTGCCATCATTGGCACATCCAACAACTCATCTCGTTTTGTCATGCTGTACGGCAGCTCTTTGCCATCCTCGTCCTCAATACCAATCCACCCCATCATCACTTCACGAGCAATTTCAACGTCCGTCAAATTGCCTTCTGAACTCAGCTCCGCAATCTCTAAAAGTCTGCTCTGCGTCAAGTCTTTAAACTCAACATCAAAAGTGACCCGTTCGTGTTTGCCCCCATCAACAGGAACATCCACAGAAACAGGCCACTTGTAAGTATTTGACTTCTTAAGGACGAATGCCATAAAAAAGGTGATTCGCCGTCAGACTAGCGCACGATTAAGTGCAAACAATGCTGTACTCATTGTTCCCTGCAGTTGTTGGCGTTGCGTTGTAGGGCAAGTTCAACATCTGGATGCCGTCAGAATCTGAATAGGTTGGTGAACCTAGGTCAGTTTGCGGGGCACTGAAGGTGACAATGTTGCCAGCTGATTGACCATGCTGGAACGTGTTTGTTCCAGTGCTGGTTCCAGTCGCATCAGTGAAGAAGTTATGCGTGGCAAGCACCTCAGCCTAAAGC